TGTGTGTGGGGGGCTACTATAAAACGTAATTCCTATGTAGTCAATGGAGCAATCTTATAATCATGAAAAATAACTCCGTTGCTTGCTTTACCGACTTTTGTTTGTGCTACCCATACTCGTTTACCCGACTTGTACATTCTGAAATGTCCTCGTCTATCGTGTTGCCGTGGGCTTGCGTGAGTTCCTCCAAGTGGTGTGTTTTTGTACGATACTGACTTAATCTCAACAGTAGTCCAGTCAAACAAAGGCTTCTTACCCTTGGCAGCACGAGCTGCGTTCTTCGGGTTCGCTACAGGTTTATACGCTACTGCTTTTGATTTAATACAAAGACCGACTAAACAACTTACTGTAAAAACTCCGTATGCAAGAATATGTCGACCTCTTTCTATTTCCTCAACATTATCTATATGGATGCTGCTTCCATCGGAGTTTGTCCCACATACATAAGTTGACACCCCATAACTATGTACCTCGGCCTCAAGTAAAAACTCCTCACATACAAACGCTATGTCTACAAAAGGATGTTTATCATTCGGCCATGTTTTGACACGAAAAATAAGTCTTTTACCTTCGGCAGATTTAGTTGCAATATTAACTTCTGGGAACGGCAAATATTTAATTATGGCTTCGTATGAGTGTATCTGGTCTTCTGAAACTAACTTGTTAAATTCTTCTATTTCTCTACTGGCCTCAGCTTCCGTGAAATTTGACATATCAAACCATGGTGAGCCTTCGGAAGTAATTTCATTTTTGTATACATTTGAGATACTCAAACACTCCGCAACAAATGGATTCATCAAAGCTCCTTCATCATATCTAGCAAGAGCCCTTGCATATTTTGTTTCGTCTTCAGTCTTGTGTATATCCGTCGCTCTACCTCCGATCCTGCAATGTGCACAATAACAGTTGAACGTGTTTGACCCGGACGCCGTACACGAGCGCAAGCCTGTTCATATGTATCGTTGGAGTGCACTGGCGCAAACCATACGATTGTTGTAGCTTTCGTCAGAGTTAGACCATGAGACATAGTTCCCGGGTTCGCCACAATTATTTGCGGGTGCGCTGATGTTTGAAAGCCATGGAATATTTCGTCACGCTCGGCTTTCTTTATTCCACCATGCACCACCCTCACGTCCCATGTATCAGATAAATCTTTGGCAACGTGCTCAAGCGCACCAGTCAGCGGAACAAATACAATCACCTTACCTTCAGAGCCTTCGATGATTTCTCGTAGTACGCTGATACGTTGTGGTGCAGGGATAACTATGTCCTCGCCATTAGCACCATACGCTACGCCGCAAGATATTTGAATGAGCTTGTTTGCTTTGACAGCTTCGTTCACTGCAAGTATCTCGCCGCCCTCATACTCAGCACGAAGACTAGCTAGCATATCGGTGTAAGCTTTACGCTGCTCGGGTGATAACTCAACGTCACGAGTAATAAATATCTGCTCAGGCAAATCAACTACATCATCTAGCGAGAACCGAATACTTGGCTGCATCCACTCTTTGATGATGTCGTTAGCGTTGGCTCGTGGAACCCATTTAAATTGTGTGATCTGCTTCATGAGCTGATCTCGAGCCTTGCCGTAGTAGTGCGGTACAGCTTCGTTGTTTGGTACGATTACTCGGCACTGCGCCCACGCATCGGTTGGACTGTTTGGTGTTGGCATACCTGTGAGACCCCAAGCCTTACGAGGACTCTGCTTGTTGACGATGCGGTTAAGGGTTTTCCATCTGTCAGTACCCGCATTACGGAACATGGCAATCTCATCGACGATTATCAAGTCAATGTCGGGGCGGTTCGCTAACTCTTGTTCGATGATCTTAATACCATCGATGTTAATAATGTAAAGATCAGATGGTTGCGCTAGGAGCTTGGCACGTTTCTTACGATCACCGTACACCACCGTAGCATCTAAGTGAGGGAAAGTCTTGAACACCTCGTCAGCCCATGTGCGTTCCATCGTAGACAACGGGCAAATGATTAGCGCACGTTTAACTTGCTTGCAGTTTTTGAGGTAGTCAAACGCCCACAGTGATGAGACCGTCTTGCCAGTGCCCATGCTGTTTAGGATAAAGCACCGTCTGTTCATCGAGGCGAACGTAGCAGTGTCAGTCTGAGCTTGGAACGGATCGAATTGTCCGGCAGCTTTTGGCCACTCATAGTGCAGCTTCATAGGGTCAGGAATATTAAACCCAAGATGCCGGAGCATTTGGGTCTCGTCTGGTCTATGTGGTGCAGCTACTAGAGTTTGGCCTTTGTGAGTGATTAACTTTGCAGTTGGTATAACTGCTGTCACCCTCGAAGGTTCTTTAAGGCGTAGTAGTACTGCCTTTTTGCTCTTCAGTATCGTTGCCATTACTCATCCTAAGTGCTACCCGCAGTGCCGTTACTCGGTCTTCTATGGGTACGTCGTCTGTGAATACTATGCTACAAACCATTTGTTGTTTACCATTTGTGCCTCTGTAACAAGAGTATCTAGCTTTATACCCGAAATTTTGAAAATCATACCAAGTATCGACAACAACTTCATCGACACCAAGCACTTTATCGAGCAGCATCCAATTAGCGTGTTCGGTCAAGGCAGCGCTTTTACTGACGTGGTTAGGGATTATAGCCACTCTTGCCTTTTCTCCATCCACGATTTGCAGTCTGGGATTTAACAGCCAAGTTCGAAGCACCATTGGAGCCGCCGTTTTTGAGCGGGGTTTTGTGGTCGACATCTTTGCCATCTCCTTTGGCAACACGTCCGGCTTTCATCATCTCAGCACGAGCGGCATTACGTTGTGCACGTTTGAGCTTCTGTTCGGGTTTTGCATTGTATTCTTTGTCATACTGAGCTGCTTTTGGCCCTTTTTTATTCATGGCAATATTCCTCTATTAAAATCTGCAACTTTAATACACCAAGCTATATATTCTGATTGAGATAAATTACCCCTCAATCTATTGATACCCACACAAACCAACTGTATGTTATTGGGGCTATAAGACCCACCAGCTTCAATCCGATCAATACTAGCATTTGTAAAGCAAGGATTACCTTTTTCTAAACGACAGGTCATTTCTACGCCGGTTAAAGCGCATTTACCTCCTTGTGCTTCGTGGATTCTTAACAAATCGTCGACAGTTAGATGACTAGATCTACCTTTTTCGTTAACCCGACGAGTGTAGTACATTTTCCAATTGCCACTAGCCCGAGAATACTGGTACTCTGTAGTTCTCATATTATTTTTATATCTGTACTTTTGCCCACATGACATAGAACAATACATACCCGCTGGGCCAGAAGCTAAAAAGCTATCTCCGCATTGGACACATTGTTTATCCCACTTCATTTGTTCCTCTTTTCCCATTGATCACGGCAGAAAGAATCGCACCATCGTCTTGGTTCTTCAACCTCTTCTTCACAATGTAAACAAAACCCTGTAAACAGGGCTTTCGGCTTTTGATTCCTGAGACTTCGAAGCGCTAGTGTCTCCGTCATCTCCACTAAATCATTAGCTTTGTCAGCGATATCTGCCATCTAAAACATCCTCTACCATTTTCGCATTATCCGCAACAAACGCAATACCCATGGAATCATTTATTTCCTGAATCCTGCGTTCTTGGTTTGCAGTCGTATTATTTAACTTGCCGGGGGCTTTGGCTTCTATCGCCAAGAATCTCCCCTCCCAACAGCAGATAAAATCGGGCACACCTACCTTCCCGAAGCCGTTGGCTGATGGCATAAAGTACCATATACCTCGGCTGTTTAATAGCTTTTTTATGTCGTTTTTGACCTTCCCCTCTGGTGTTGTAGCCATTATGCTTTCTTCGCTATGTAGAATTCACAGGACTTGACGTGACACCATCCCTTACACAGACCTGACGGACGAGCTGGCCAATGCTCCCTAGCATACGCACTTTCTAACTTGTTTACTCTTGGGATAAACGCTTGCCAGATCAGCGGCGCTTCGCTTCTGTGGAATATCTGACGGTCAATCTTACGATCCTTGAGCCATATGAACCCCGTCTCAACCTGCTCCACCACGGGGTACGTGGCAAATATATAACCTGCGTATAGGCTAAGCTGTTCAGTGGGTTTGCGCTTACCAGTCTTGTAGTCAAACGTAGCCGCTTTGTTATTGTGCATCACGATCAAGTCAGCGATACCACGACTCCATGCAGTCTTCCAGTCAGTCGGTTGGAAGTTCTTGTCTATGGCTAGCTTCTCTTCAGCGAGCTTGTGTCCGGGGAGCATACATAGCTTTTTTGCTATAACTTCCCATTGCTGCATACCTTCAGGCAACGGCGTACCATGTAGGATACGATTCTCAAACGCAGTATGGACACGCTCACCCCAAATCGTATGCTCCGTAGGCGGTTCCTTAACGTCACGTAGTACACGCACATGGTAGAACTGCCTAGGGCACGTTTCGAATTTCTCTAGCTGTGAGTACGTCCAAGCTTGCATATGTATCCTATTTACAATCAGCGTAATTAAGTCCAGACTCAGCTTCGCAAGCTACTGGCAAGTCAGAACACCATTTGGGGGCAACAGACATTAATTCAAGCATCCGTTGTTTCCAATGATCTACTGCATGGTCAGGAACTACGACAACCACCTCGTCATGGACTGTAAGGACAACCCTATAGCGTTCGGTATCTGAGTCAAGCTTACGTAGCTCTTGGTCTATCTTAGCCATTTGATCGAACACAACGATCCGAGCCAACGCCTGAACCACGTTCTCTATAACCTTGCCGCCATAAATCTTATTCGGGCCGTACCTAGTATCATACACATATTGCCCTTCGGCGTCTTTACGCAAGTTCGCATAACGCAGCAGCATCCCGTTCGGTAGATGAATACCATCACCGTTACACAGTAACTTGGATACACCTAGCTCGTAGGAAAATCCTTTGGACATCGCCTCAAGTGCCGCCTGACCATCTTTCCATAGCGCAGCAATCTTGGAATACGTCTGCCGATACAAACTCACAACTCGTTCACAGTCAGCCAGTGACATATCCACCGATACTCCGGCTTGCCCAATCTTTAAAGTACTGTGGAACTTATCTTTACCCATGCCGTAACCAAGCCCGAGGATGCAGGTCTTACCTACGAAACCTTCCACGAAATCAGGGAACACTTCCTTACCGTCCACAATCTCTTTGCGCTTGCGGTTGATGGGGCGGTTATATACTTGAGAGGCGAACTTGGAGTAGATATCTTCCTTGTCACGGAACGCTTGAACTAGATCATCCTCACCAGCGAACCATGCAACTACACGCGCTTCAATTTGAGCTGAGTCACACGCAATTAGTTTGTGTCCTTGCGGCGCTTTAATGCTGCGGCGCAGCGCTCCACCACGGGGGAGATTTTGGAGGTTAACTTTGTCACCACCCGACGCACGACCCGTGTGAGCGCCATAATAATTAAGCATGATAGGTAAGCGACCTCTAGCGCCCATAGCCAGAAACGACTCGGTTCTTGTTTCCTCAAGCGTGGATTTAACACCAAGGCGAGCCGACACCACCGCCTGAACCCTTGGGTCATCATGCTCCAGTAGTGCTTTAAATGCTGTGTCAGTCTTGGCGAAAGCATAAGCTTCCTTCTTAGTGGCGGGGCTGATCTTTGTGGGTGGCTCAACGCCAAGCTGCCGTAATACTTCAGCAAACTTATCGTTAGACATCAGTGACTCAAGCCCGATGCTATCGCTGATCTTAGCCATCAGCAACTTCTTCTTAAGCTGCACACGAGTTAAGTGGTTAGTCAGTTCTTGTGCGTCGAGCTCCAACACAGGGTCGGTATACATCCGAAGCATCAAGTCGATGATGTACATTTCCCGAGAGGTAGAGTACTGCTTTAAGATATTAAACAGCGCCCAAGTTATGTTGACGTCATTCTTACAGTACTCACCGTATTGCGATAACTCGTAGGGTGCAAACTCTTTGCGTCGCTTGCCTAGCGCTTGTACAACCTCTGTGCCTTTCTCTCCAAGCATGAACTTTTTAGCAAGAGCTGCCAACGATCCTCCGACAGTCGCACCTGTGACGGGCCTAGCCATTGAGAGAGTATCGAAGTAGTACTTGGGAATGATCCCGAAGCGCCATGCGAGGATAGCTCCGTCGAAAGCGGTGTTGTGGCAGATGAGGTTGTGCTTGTGCAGTTCAAGTCTGTCGAGTTCGGCTTTAATGGCATCATGATCTCCAGTCACCCATACTGCGGGCTCGTTATCTATCTTATACCCAAAACCAATAACCTCAAACTGTTTGTCTCGTATATAAGCTTCTGTTGTAATTTTGGATAGGCTATAAACCTTATCGTAATAAGTCTCAAAGTCTAAGGTGATGTTGCTCATAACCTTGTATCCTTGTAAGCGTAAAGCAAATCCTGAAGAATCGCCTGTACTATGTAGGCTTCCATCTCACTACTAAGGCTTTTCTCTTGGATGTATTCACAAATGTCTTGTTTAATATGAACAGCCTCGTGTGCAAGGATAGCAACTACCTCAAGAGGGCCCGAAATATTATCACTAATAGTCACAATTGCTCGGCTCATGAGCTCACCATCGTGATTTTCAGTCTGGAAGAAAGTAGCCCTACCACCTGCCTTAATGTAGGACGGTGGGGTTAATCCGCCCTTGATCCAATAAGTATCCCACTCTTCTTTAGAAGGGCAGAACGCATACTCATAGTTAAAAAACTTTGCGTGATGCCATCTCATTTAAGTCTCCTAGCTGCAAGCAGGGCTACGATATGTGGTAACAACTCTTCACCCTCAGGAATAACTACTCGAGTCATGTGCTGATTGTGACTGTGCACCAATGGCTTAGTGTTGTTGTGAAAAGCTTGCCAGTCTAGCATGGTGAGGATTGCCCCGTTGGACACGAAGTCGATGTTAAAGTCTACTGAAGTTTTCTTTTCTATAGTGGGGGAGTCTGTTGAGTATTGCTCCATTCCTAAAGTCGGGGAAGGCATTATCTTCCTAGCTAACCATCGCCTAAAATTTCTCATTTCTTTTTCTCCATACGCTCAGATACCATATGAGCCAGTATCTTATCGGATACATCCTGAGCAGTCTCGCATATGTAGGCTTTGCTCTCGATGGTAACTACAAAACCATTCTCTACTTTATCAATCGTTATATTAGTTCTATTTAACACAGACGCTCCATACATAGTTCCCATCCCTCCACCTGCATATATAGTAGCGTTCGTCACACCAAGCATCCCGCTTCCTCCTAGGTTAGCCGACTGAGCCGCCGCCAATTGCCCCACATTCCCAAGACCACCACCTACATAACTCATAGCATCTCCATAATGATCTTTAGCTTTGTCGCTGAAGGCTCGCCATCCTGATCGCAGCTTTATGAATACGTGCTTCAAACCACCGTCTGACAACATAGCTCCTCGCTACTGAAATAATTGTGTACAACAATCCAATAAAAAGATTCTGCGTAACTGTAATATGAAAGCCGATCAGAGGTAGGATAAGTAAGTTAGCTGTGAAGTTAATCACGTACCCTATCGCTATGTTTATCAGCGATTCTATAAAAGACTCCATACGGGTTTGTCTTATAACCAAATTTCTTCTCCTCGATGCGCTTGACAGTGCGCCGTGCCCTGAGCCTAGATAAGTAGGCTTGTGGGTCTTTACGGTATTTACGTGCGCAGCGTTCAGCGTTAGTCAGCGGAGTCGGGCTTGGCTTATCCTTACCAACTCCTAGTTTATATACAGGTATGTTGCGAGACCCATGCTTGAACCATTTAAAAATAAAGATGCGCCCCTCAGAGTGCATCCTAGTAAGTATTCGTTGAGCAGAAGCCGACTTGCACCTAGCGATTACTACTACATCATCTTTGGATACAAGCGACTGCCGCTCAAACAGTTTGACTATTAAGTTTTCGATGTTGGATTTTGAAGCCATTGTTTCGGTCTATCGTCGCCTTCAGGGTAAGTCTTAGAGTACAGCGTAATCATCCGTAAATTACACATGGCATGGGCTATATGCGGCAAGCCCGACTCCGGATCATTCTCTTCACCCCGCTGCCAAGCTGCTAAATGTCGCAGCGCACAAGCCAGTGGGATACTCCAGTCCATACCCTTCGCCCAGTTCCATGCGGCGTACTTCTGCTTACCATACATCCATACCCGAGCCTCGTCCTCTAAAGTACAAATTGGTATGAGGCTTAAGTCAGGTTTATTGCTGTTGTACCGTGCTCCACTGCCACGTTCAGTAGAGTTAACATCCCCGACTCCATCGTGCTTAATAATGTCTTCCAAGAACAATGGACGGTATCCCATGGGATCACCCGACTCACTATTAGGCATCAGATTTATCCTCCCCTGTCATTGCCTTGTGGCTCATAAGTTCATAAGCTTCGGACGCTGAATGGAAAATACGTGAGGACATCTCATCGTTCAAGGACAACGCCTCTGCCATAGCACCAGTTAGATGGGAGTGGATCACACTGAAGGCGTCTACCATACTATTAGTAGCTTCTTCATTCTTGTCTATCGTGGATTCAATAGCGCCTTTAACCAAGTCCAACTGCATACATTGGTCGATCACAAACGACATGAACTTAACGCCTGCATCCCCGAACTCCTCCGTGTACTTCTCCCGCAAAGTGTTTAGATATTTTTCATTCATTGACTGCTCCTTAGGTGTGGGTGTGTATATTACTGCTGTCGTTTTTATAATGCAAGCGGTTTTATTTGTTCATGACATTCTCCTAGCTACTAAGCCTGCTATACCGTTATGGGTCACGACTGACTGCATATCGGAACGGCTTAACCACTGAATATCTACTCCGACGGGGCGGGCTTGGCTCTGATGTTTAGATGTTGTCCGACTGTACTTACCCCCGTTACCGTACCACTTATCGAACCGAGTGTCGTAGATGTACATAGGGAAATGCTCGCCGTAACTGTGGACAACATACAAATCACAGATGTACTGACCCCGTGTGTTGCTGCCATAGAACTCCCTACGGCTCATAACGTACTCTCGCATCTCGTCGTTGTTTATGCGTGGGACTGTCATTATTTATCCTCCACTACCCAGAGGGGTTTCTGCTTTTTAAACTCGATGTCAAGGTGATTAGCCATAGCATCTATCTTGGCGGTGTTTTCACTGGTGGTTTCTTTCACCATATCAAAAAATACAAGGCCTACTTTTTCATCCATTCGATGCTCTAAGATCATCAGCTTGTCGCTTATAAGAGCAAACTTAAAGAACACAAAAATCATAAACACCAAGACGGATACAACAAAACATATACCACCAAAAATTATTAAGTCGTTCATGTGTTCTTCTCCTTGAGTTTGGCTTCAATTGCACGGACAAATTTAAAAAAATACTCATCCCCCGTTTTGCCGCCTAAAGTTTGCAATATTTCTTCATCCGTCAGCCCGACCCATTCTTTGCGTTGTGGTGCGGTGTCGTGGGAGGTTTGATCCATCATTACCGATCGTGCCAATGCCTCACAGGTTTTACATGGAGTAGGGTCTTTATATAAAGCAATGTAATAGTAGTCTGTCCAATTCGGTACTGAATCAACATCATCAGCCCGTTTAAAACCGTCTTTACCATTCCACCACGCCACAGGCTCTTGCTTCTCTGCTTGCCCATACAACTGCGCCTCAAGCTCACGAATACGCTCGACCAATACGGCTTGTTGATCCCAGTCAGGATTAAATTGCTTCTCAGCCTCCTCGATGGCTTGGCGTAAGGCGGTTAGGGATTCTTTGGTGCTACGCTTACATTGCTCAAGAGCAGTTTCTGGCCAGACCCAATCACCGTAATTGTCCCAACCTTCCAACGCCTCCAACGCTTGCTTCATTGCTTCGATGCTCATGTGTTTCCCCTTGCTCTGATTATGTCCGCTGCTTGGCCTCGACTTATCATGTCTCGCAACATTGGTTGCATTGCCTTCGCACAAGCCTCACGCTCATCTTGGCGCACTAGTTCGGCAAAGCGTTCAAGGTCTTTATCACCCATGGCGGCAAACTCATCGTTGTGCAATCTTGCAAGCCCCGCCTGTTCAGCAAGCTCTTTGATTCGTTCGTTCATGATTTATTGATTCCTTGCACAGACAAACCTAACCTCACGGCGTTGCCCAAACTCTTGCACTGCCCTAACACCTGCGGCTTGGCAAGCTGCTTCAGTTACCATAGGTATGCTTGTTAGCGCCACGGTAGGTTGCCCGATAGTTGCATACACAAAAATAATAAGAACCCACATATCTCTCTCCCTAAAAAGGATTCGTGTCATCAAACTTGGCAGGGTGCAAGTACTGCCGCACCAACTCACGCTCGTAGTCTGTTTTGAAAGGCCAATTCCAACGCTCCCAAGTCATACCAGATGGGTGCATCATTTCTCCTTGAGTTTGTTTCCGGCGGGTCTAGCAATTTGTACTATTTGCCGGAAACTTTTTGCTTCTTGCCGTAAACTGTTACATTCTTTTTGTCTAAACACGTCTGGCACATCCAACGGGTAGCCTTACCCCGCACTACTTTTTTCCCATTGGACTCGTCACGCAATGTCTGACAACCAGCACAGAATTTGAACGACCTCATGCTGCTCCTGACATACGTGCAATTACTGCCGCACCGACAAGCTCATCGACGTTCAACGCAGCCAGTGCTTCCTTGGCACGAGACTCCTTAGCTTCCTTGTTCTGAGACTTGGTGTTGACACGCTCAAGGTCATCACGGCTAATATATAGCGATACTTGAGGCCAAGTCTTGAGTGCTTCGTTCAACGATTTGCAGTTATTCAGGAACGCAATAACGCTTTTCTTGACATTCTCCCAACGCACATCGATGTCAGCTAACTGGTCATAGTACTTGAACGTATCTTGCATCTCGGGGCAGTCACGATCAATAACTGTAACGGTTCGCCATGAATCGTAATGTGGTGGGGCTTTTAGTTCGGGATTAAGCTTGACGCTTACCATGTATGTTTGCGGTGGGTTCGTTTCGACATCGATCTTAACTCGTGTGCCGCTAATAGTACTAAGCCATTCATTCGGTGTAGTTGGTCTGAGGTGCAGGTGCTCACGCCATACGGCTTTAAGTAAGTGATGATTGTCACCTGACAGGGTAGGCTTAGGCTCTTCGCCTAGTGACGCTGCTTCGGCTTGGCGCATCTGCTGAATGTTATACACGACACGCTCAAGTAATGCTGAAGAGATAGCTACGTATGCCATTATCGAACTCCCACGATTTTAGAATCTACAACTGTTAATATGATTGAACCGCTAGACTGCACGAGGTTTATGATAGGTGACACTTTCTCCTTGTACTCATCTGTATCTGTTAGACACAGCATGGCTTTACACAACATATCTAAATGAAAGGTAGATTGTGAACTAAGTGCCGCACAGATACCTGCGGGGTTGTGCTCCCAATTAGGCATCTCAAACACTCGGTTATACCATGATGAGCGCCCATACCTATTTGCTAATTCCTTAAACTGATTGTACTTATCTGAATTCTCCATGCGGAAGATACTACGGTCAGCGTTCCACCACTCGACTAATGGCGCAGCACACTCAGGCGACAGACGTTGATATCTAATATGAGTGTAGTCATGACCAACGGTGCGAGAAGAGAAGGCTATGCTTGGTAACTTGTACGCATCGGTGAGGATACCGAAGGTTGTAGCCGCAGTACCCCTCATGTTTGTCATCACACCTGTACGCAAAGCAGACACGAGGTTACTCTTCATCCGGGGCCCGAGATACGCCAAGTTCAATTTATAATCACAAGACTCTGACAACTTAAGTAGTACTGCGTCATCGTAATACATAGTTACCCCTTGTTATGTCGGGCATCGTAGTACCCTGCTTTGTACCCCATCTCGTAAGCCTTGCGTAAGGTCATGATGCCAAGCTCATCTTTACTGCTCTCGATGAATCGTTGAGCCTCTATCACTGCAAGGTTCATACATCTGTTGTTATCAGCTCGACGCAACCTCGCCTCGGCTTCATCCCAAGCTTCGTCTTCTGTCATGATTACTCCTGTGATAGGGTTGCTTTGATACCTGCTGATTCAGGATCTATTGCGAACCATCCAACACCTTTAACATATGCTTCAGCCTGCATTGTGTTGATATTTAATCGTACCGCTCCGTCAGGTATTGATTCTTTTGGGTCTGGTTTAATCTCCATACGGTCAGCTACTTGGGCAGCTATAGCGTTGCGGTAGACCTGTGAATAAATCTCATCGCCGGTGGTTATAAACTTCCAACATGGGGGGCATATATTTCGATCAGACCCCCCACCATAAAGCTTATTCTCACAGTTATGTACGATGCACTTCATGGCTAAAAGCAAGTGGTTGTACAGTTACCACCATAACAACACGTCGTACACATAACCATGCGTCCACCTGAGTAGACAGTGCTCGTTGTACAAGCTGCGTAAGCTGCTGTTGCTGATAAAGCTAAGACTACTGCGACGATATACTTTTTCATTTCATTTCTCCTTGGCGTTCAGCCAGTGGTTTCCATCCGAACTTACGCCATGTTTGGGTAATGTCGGTCTTTGCTGCGGGTACATATTCAAACGAAGGATCGTCCACGAGTGGACACTTAAGACGTGGTGCTTCTGTTGTTAATTCATAACTCATTTGATTTCTCCATTCGTCGTGCTACTCTAAATGCGGTGTACGCATTCCACATATCGTTCTCAGTTACAAATTGGTAATAGATTTGATTACGCTCTGCATACAGCTCCTTGTCTTTGTTAGCCACATCCAACATCTTAGTAAGAGAATTTATTTGTACTTTAGCGACTCTAAGGTACTCCTCAGATGATTTCAACCGCTTAAGCAAAACCTCATACTCACTGTCAGTCATTGTTGTAACCATCACTACCCCATTCGTATAGCTACAAGATGCGCTGTCCATTTATCTGACATACCATGTGAATCAATAAAGTGAACCAACTCATTGTTGTGAAGATCTAAGTCTTCGTTACGGTTCTCTGCAATTCGTAACTCCTCCTCTAATTCGCTGATTCTTTTTAGTAGAAAATCAATCCGAACTTCTACGTCATCAACGGCATCCCGTACAGCATTTATCGGCTCACGAATCATCACTGCTCCATCTCGAAGTGAACGGTCTCACCGTATGGTGCTTGCACATCAGAACTGATACACCATACAACGGGATAGTCAGGCGCATTGTCCTCATTGAATCCGGTATACCCGTCAGTCAAACAGACAAACACATTGGGGTTGATACCTTGCTCATCGATAAACTTAAACCCTTCTTCCATATCAGTGCCGCCACCTGAGAAGAACTCAAGCTTAACTTCTTGGTCTTGCTCGAACTCTTCGTAACGCATTACGCTTGTGTCGGTGTACAGCACATGAACCTTGGTTGGTCTGCACTGTTCGATGATGCGTGACAAGTGACCGTTGTAGTATGCAAGCTCTTGCTGTGAGATAGAACCTGATACGTCAACTTGTATAGCTAACTCACCCATCGTTGGTATCTTATCCATGCTAGGCATATAGTCTTGGAAGCGACGGTTGGGACGACGCCAACTCTGATCCTGCTTAACTTGGTCAGTCATCATGCGCTCGAGGATGTCATACCAAGGTGTCTTGACGTTAATGAACTCAGCAACAAACTCGGCAAGCTTACCCGACAGACGACCCTGAGCCTTGGCTGCTTGTGCTGCTTGAGCGACCTCGACCTTAGCCTGTGCAGATAACTGCTTAACTTCATCCTCAGTTAATTCCTCGTACTTGATGTCATCGCCTAGTCCGTTGTCATGCTGTCCATCGCCACCGTTGGGATCATCGGGTAGTGCATCGTAGATACTCTCGGTAGTCTTGTCCTTGCTCCCCGGCATATTGACAGTGTGGGGTATGGGATCACCAATCTTGGAATCGTTAAGCATATCGTTGATCCAAGCGTCACCTGCATAGTTCCATTTCTTATGCTGTCGTGAGCCGATGCGTAGTGCGTGTTGACCGATTACGTGACCGACCTCATGACATAGACCCCATACTAACTGCGGCACGGTAAGCCCCTCAACAAATGCGGGGTTGTAATATATCGTACCTCGTGCACTTACTGCAAGCGTTGGGATACTTGAATCCTCAACAAGTTTACGCTTTAACAGTATGCTCGCCCAGAACGGATGATCGAGAACAATCTGAGCCTTGGCTTTATCAATCTTGCTTACTTGACGCATCACTATCCCCTGTTTGTTTGAACAACATCTCGCCATCTTTATTCATGGTGACTACGCCCTTACCCTCGGCAACTTGCTTGAGCACAAAGGTAAGACCACCACCTGCAACCATTAGGTTTTTTATCCTGCTCTGCTGCTTGGCGATGATGATAAGTAATAAACCAATAGCGAATAACAGGATAAGTTCTATGTCTGTAATGTGCATTAGAAAGCTCCCATGAACGCACCCATTTTCGATGCGATGTCTGACAACTGTTTAGCTGCTTGCTCACGGATTGGAGGTGATTGGCGCAGCCAGTCCGTATTTACTGCATACTTGGACACCTGATCGTTTAACTCCTTAATCATATTCTGAATCTCAGGCGACTCATCAAGGCATAGCTTACGTGCTTGCTCAATACCTTCGATGATGTTCTCTACTGCACTGTCACGGAATATCGAACCCTCGCTATCGATGGGCTTGTTTAACTTCTCCACCAAGTGCGACAGCGGCGTAAGCATACGCTTGACTGCATCATCACGAGCAATACGCTCCGCCATTGCCACCGACTCATCTAACGCTTTCATATCTGCTTCATCAATATCAAATAGGAAGTGACGTGAATCAGGTAGTGGCATGAACCGCATATCAAACCCAAGCTTATCGCTAAACTCTTCAGCCGTTGGATAGTCCGATACGCTTGCACGTTGTGGCTTGGTAGGATTCTGACTACGGTATGCAATGTCTCGAGTAACTAAGGTGTCCCATTGTGGCAGTATGGACTGAGCCTCACTCTCAACTCGTGCAAAGCGTGACCTCATCTCACGGGTATACTCTTCGTAGTTTGCAACTGGCAGGATGCGAGGGCCTTTGTCCATGTACGGTAGTGTGTTGTTGCGATGGTATGTATAGCACTCGGACACTAACGACATCAGCGAATAGATCGGGTTAGTCTTGTCCCTGAACAACTTACTGTTTACGATGAGTGAGGAGTCATCAAGCTGTTGTTGGATTAGGTGTTCAGCTACTTGATCCCTACGGGTTAGGTTGATTCTGCGTGTGGTAAGTTTTACCAACATGGCTTTTTCGTTGAGTGCTTTCATCGATACTCTCCTAGTTATCAAACCAAAATACAATCCGGTACTTATCTACATCATCCCCATCGGACAAGTACTCACCCGATACTTCTCGGTACGTAGCCCAAGTCAGTGGCATATCATCCTTCTCCATACGTTCAGCTACTAACTCGTCTAGGTTCTCCTTAACTTCTCGAGCATATATAAGTGTGAATTCTTTAAGCGACATCCACGAAGCACTATGAACGTCATGCTCCCATAGAGAATGTTTGTGCAGTGCTAGTGATGAGGCATCAGGCGGCATACCCTTAGGTGATGGAAAAGTAGTAATATAACTTCCTGTTGGAACAACTGCCCGAACACCTGCCAAGTTAGCGAAGAAGTTATAGTCTCTGCTACTTACCTTGAAGTAGGTGTTATCAATTATGTCAGGATCTACCCTTGACCTTAACGCCTCGCTTGGTGGCAGGTTGTAGTCATGTAACCCAACCCACTCACACAAGTCATCGTCATACTTCTCAAGCACTAGGTGGATGTCGCATCCCATAACAATTTGCTCCCACGTCACAGCATCACGTTAGAATTCTTAACTGCCCAAGAGATAAACGCCTTAGTGGATTTAACTGTCGGCTGCTTGCGGATAATGTCAGAGATACACATAACCTGAAACTCAGGCGGCATACGATCAACATACTCAGCAACTCTGTCGAAGTTATCCTTGGTTGAGCGATGAGCCAGTGCACCAGTCAACGCATACAGTACAGCCGGATCACTTGGTACGTCAGCCTTGGACGGGTTCATAAGCAAGCCATCGATGTTGGGCAGTCCCTCGTAGATTTTGCGAAAGCCCGTGTACTCAGCCGCAGCACCTTCGCCAACGTCACCTGCGATATTGCCAAAATAAATATCAGTCGGAAGTGATGTCGGGGTCTTAGCTGCTTGCACCCATGTACGAGGTGTCGGGTTAGATTCTCGGTTGGGGTCAAAGTCAGAGAGCAGGTCAGGACGAAAGCGCAAGAACTGAATCAGTACAGGGTCAATATCTTGATCCAACGCCCAGCCGCAGAAGTCATCGATGTTCTCGGTATACTCGAAGCGGCGAACACGACCATACAGTTTAGATACCAAGCGGTTAGCACCGGATTTGTCTTTGGTACGGTTGCCCGTTGCGATGATGTAGGTGTCGGATGATAGGTGAAGACTGCCCACGTGCCTGTCGTAGATTAAGCCACACAGTGCGTTTTGCATTTGAGTACCAGAGTCGGACAACTCCTCGAGGATTAACAGATTACGCCCCGTGGATAACTGCATAAGCTCTGCCGGTGGGCGCCAACGTGTTACCTCATTGTCAGGGGCAGGTGTACCCATCAAGTCAACGGGATCACGCAACGATGCAAAGAACTGAACTACGTTATCAAAGCCAAGCTCTGCACCCACGGACTTAGCCAATGCAGACTTACCGCCTCCGGGTTTACCCTCGATGTAAGGGATTACGCTGCTATCTAATTTAAATTGTTCAACGATGGATAACTTAATGTCTGAGAATTTCACGGTGATACTCCTTGGTTGGATGAACTGCTTTATAGATACTGCTGCTGCCTTGCGTTAACTATTTCCACAACAAACCCTAAGTCTTTTATTAGGTTGATCTGTTGGTACGTGAGTGTCTTCTGCTTGGATAACTGTGCAAAGATTTCGGATTGAGGGCAGGCGGGATACACCTTCTCTTCACCATACACATCCCGAAGCATTACCTTAATGGTGGGTTTACTAGGGTTTGCTGTAGTGTTCTGTTGATTGACGGGATGGGTATTGAAGTATTGATTTAGTGCCTTGTTGATGTCCATGGGTTACCTTACGCCTCCCTTATGCGATGAGTTAAGACCTACTAATAAGCTGTAATCAGTTACCACGATATAGTTACTCTTTGGCATGGGTACTATTGTGTGCTTACGCTCTTTGGCTTTTTGTTCACCGCAGGGTAAGCAAGTGCTGTATCCAAGTTTCCAACGTGCATGGGGGACGTACCCGCCATAACAAGAAGTGCAAAGGTATCTCGAGTCTTCACTCATGGTATGTCCTTAACGGGCTAACTCATCGATGATCCAGTCAACAAAGAAGAAAGTAGTAGCGATAAGAAAGAGGGTCACGAAGATATTTAGGAGAAGGTATTTGTGTTCGAGTTTCATTTTTATTCCTCATCGAATTCAATGTCATCTAGGGAAAGGTCACTTGCTTTTGTGGTTTGCTTGGGCTCAAACTTTGTATGTTTTGCCAACGTGGAACGAACCAAGGCAGATAGGGTTAATTGCTGCGTAGTGCTAACGTACGTAAGATGTCTATACAGATCATCACTAACTTTGATTTGAATAACTTTCATGGTGAAGCTCCTTAAAAAATGAGGGAGTACGGCGTACGTACGATAGTAGTATAGCATATATACGATGTATAAACATTGAACACACGCATTTTTTAGGAGAGTAAAGTACGTTGTATATGCTGCGTACGTACAAATTATATACGTTGTACTTTTTGTAATTATCTAGGATACTAAGGATAAATAGGTAGATAATTGTAAGTGCTTGATTTATAAGTAATTATCCAGATCAGCGATTTTTCCCACGAAGACCCCTGTTTTTATAGAGAGAGAACAAAAAAGAGGTTTTCGTATTTCCATGAGAGAGAATCTTTTTTCAGAATAGATATATATATTTCTAGATAATTAGATAATTAGATAATTAGGTATGTAGGTGTGCTGTAAGTGCTTGATTCCATTGGTAAATTTGGAAGTTTGTAATTATCCGCATAATTATCTTTAGTGCTGTAGATAAACCCAGTATAAGATAATTTAGTATTTGCCATGAACCAAACAAAAAACCCCGCCGAAGCGGGGTGTAAGTGCAACATGGATTACTGCTCGGTGATGGTGATCTCTGCGTTAGGGTCAGTAAACACCTTAAGCTGCTCGATTAGTTCAGCGTGTTCGACCTTGTTGTTACCCTTGTTGGCGAGGCGCTCGCACTTCTCGATGAAAGCCTTGAGCATTTCTTGGACATCGTAGACGGACTGCGGGACTTCCTGCTTGATAGCCTCATACCATTTGTTCTCGGACAGGATCATAAACAACTCAAGCGGATCACAGATTACATCGTCACGCTTGTGGTAAACAAAATTCTTGGCCTCTTTGTCCCATGCTAACTTTGCATGAGTTTCGATATACTTCACCAACGAATTGAGACGGATACCTTTCTTGTCACGAATATGCTCGATGATATTTTGAGC